GTAGTCCTGCATTATTAGCATTAGCATTGGTAGTAGCTGTTGGATTTTGAGGTTGTGCAGGTTGTGCAGGTTGTACAGAACCTAAACCAACTCCAGCTGGAATAACTGGTGGTTGATTACCGATTCCAGTAGTTGTATTATTTAACACCAAATTACCCGTTTGTGGGTTATATTGATTCGGGTTATTTGGATTTTGTGTGTTTGTAGGATTCATATTATTTAGCGTTTGTTTCTGTACCATTTACGACTATCACTTCATGTAACTCGTTTTCTCCCGTTGTCTCCATGATAACTTTAATTTGAATTTGTGTATCTTTATTATACTGAGGTAATGGAAGTTGTGCAAATTGTACTTTGTTTTGCACTTCTTGTAACTTAATCCATTTTTGGAACTTACCAAAGGCTGAACCCGTAGCACTTGTTATAGCCTCATCTATTGATACATAGTAAGTACTCCCTACGTTTGTTATGGCTGTTATGTTGACACATTTACCACTCCCATACCCACTTGTTATTTCTATTTCGTCACCTACAGAATAGTCTGCAATCGTAGGCCAAATAGAACTATTAACTGTAAGTGTGGTTGTTGATGTCCATGCGAAACCCATCATTACCGTAGCATCTTCTTTAATTGTTCTGTATTTAACCTTAATCTTATCTGTAGTTTTTAATAGTTTTCTATATTTAACAATTATGTTCTTCCATACGTCATCAGCTTTCGTTGATTCCAGCCATTGAGTAATGATATAGGAAGATTTTTTTACATTATCTAGTGTGTTGTCTATACAGATCAAGAAAGGTGAGTTTGTTTCGTTGGTTCTAGCTCCGAATAGAATTTGTCCTTGACGTTCAGATACGTCTAGAATAACCGCGTTTGTAGTAAATCCGTCAAACATTGCTCCGACTGATAATAAGTCCTGTTGCCCATATTCTAGAACACTTGCACCTACTTTTGTACTAGACACTGCATATTTGTGTGTGAATCCCGAATCTTCTGAATATTCCCAAACACCAGGCTGACAGTTTTCTATATATCTATCTAATCTAGGTAGTACTGGGTTAATATTAAATAGTAGTTGGTTTCTTGATAGTAATGAGCCATTAAAGTGGCAAAGTTTTACACCAGAGTTCCGAATGTAGTTACTTACTGGATAATTACTGTTTGCAATAGGTAGACGTGCTACTTCTTGGAAGTTTGAACCATTAAATGCTAGTAATCTACCCTCTACATCTAAAATATAGGGTATATCGTTTTTAATAACACATGTACATGATCCTTGAGCTTCAATCTTATATTCTTTACTCATTACGATAGATATTCCATCCCATTCAAATATAGAACCGCGTGAACCATCATTTGATGTCCAACCAATCCATATTTTATTAGAACCTTCTTTCATCCAAGAGATGTGACCACCTAGGATTGGAGATACAACAGTATATGCTCCACTTGTTGCCACTGTTTCCGTATAATCCATTGAGTGGATCTTGAAATTGTCCCGTGTGAAGTATAGACGGTCTTTAAATGAGCAAAGTATGTGTAAGTTTTGTGTATCTCCTGAACCTATAGTAGCTACGTTTGACCATGTTCCACTAGGTGCAAGACTTGTTAAATAGTGGCTTCCAGTTCCTGTTGTGGTAGCATATAGTTTACCATTAAATACCTTCATGTCTACGTCTGCATATTTGTCTGTAGTAATATTTGGTGTGGATCCTGAAATAGTTACTGTATTCCACCCAGTCCACGGAGTTGTACTAACTATTGTTCTACCTGCATAGGCGAAAAACAATGGCTGATTGTTATTATAGTAATCAAAATACGCAAATGCTGTCGGTAGTTTCATTGTGCTAGTTACATCGTCCGTACTCTTTGCGACTGCTAATGACCGTGTTGATAATACCCTTCCTTTGTTCTTTGATAAGTTTACATTAAATGTACTCCAAAGATTCCCACCAGTGTCACCAGTGTTGGGTTGTGAAAACTTCTTTGTTTCTTTGGATGGTATAACGTACATATTATGGGTATATTATTTTATCTGCGTCATAGGCAAGTAATGCTAGTCTTTGTCCTTTCCATTTATAAATCATAATTCTTTCTGGGTAATCCAGTACAGTATCGGCAGTAATTGAACGCAACAACGTGTTAGTTGATGGACTACCTGATGTGTCTGTATTGATTACTCTTTCTATTAGTAAGTCATCTAGGTTACCTGAAAAAATATGATTTCTTCCTCGTTCAATATCCAACAGTTTATTCTGTAGGTCTTCAATCTGTTTTTTAAGTTGATTGATTTGTTCTTGCATATTAGTCTACGTAAAATCTACTCATTGTGTGAATTATTCCACCGTCACTCATGGCAAAGTACAGCGTATCAGCAATATTTAATGCACTACCACCACTGATAGTATAAAAGAATCTATCATCTGTTACCCATTGTTGAGTACCAGAACTGTTATATTTATGTAGAAAACCATCAGTTGTCGCTGCATAAATATCTCCACTTGCCTTAACCCAATAACGATTGAATGCTGTTGAACCACATGTTATGCTAGATACATAAGTGAATGTAGTACCTGAAACTGTATATTTAGCTAGTACGTAAGTGTTTGCTGAATTTCCTCCATCTGAACTAAAGTAAAAGTTTGTTCCATCACTAGACATTAATGTTCCGTTTGTTGTTCCTAGTGAACCACCTGAGAATGTCATTAGTGTTCCACCCGCCGACAAGTTTGTAGGGTCATATCTATATACACGTTGGTTTGTACTTGCATCGTACATCAATACATAAAGGTAATTTCCAATAATAACAGCGCAGTAAACATTTTGTGCCGATGCCCAATCAGCTGTTACATCACGTGTTTGTGGTCTATATGCCTCACCCGCTACTTTTAAAATTGTTGTGCTTTTACATATATAGGTAACATTATCTGTATATAAGTTTGCCAACCAATCACTAAATATAAACTTGGCGTTTAGTGTCCATGGCTGCCCCGTAATAGTTGATATTGAAGCAAATGAAAGTTGTCCTGTACCATCTGTTTTAATAATCTGATTGTTTGATCCGTCTACATTAGGAACCTTTAGATTTGCATTACCTAATTTAATTGAACCCGTCCCCTTTGGTGTGATACTCAATGAAATATTCGTATCATCACCTGTAGCTGACACACTGACATCATTCCCTGCTGCAGAATTTGTTACAGTAATTTCATTTACTGCTGATGTTGTAGCTGGTATTTTAATAACTTCATTCCCATTAGAATCGTCAATAGATGTTGTAATCTTTGGTCTAACTAATGTTTTATTTGTAAGTGTTTGTGTAGCAATCTTTCCTACTGCTTTATCTGTTGAAGTAACTTCTGACAATTTATAATCATGTGATGTAGTTACTGCTGAACCATCTACGCCTACCTTAGCTTCAAGAGCCTCAATAGCATCATTTGCATTTGAGTGTTGTGTTGAATGTATTAAACCTGCGACAGCATTACTAACCTTATCTGTTCCGATAGGGTTTAATAGCGTGTCGATTGAGTTTGGATAGTTTATACTCATATAGTTTCATCTTCGTTAGTCCAAGTTGTCGTTTCTCCCATTCCATCATACTTTACAGAAGCTGATGTTTCTGGATCTTCGTCACTTTCATATTCTAGTAAATTCTCGTCATAGTCCCAACCACTTGATGGTGGAAGTATTCCTACTTTTTCTTGTGGATCCCATGTAGCCATATTATTCTGTTGAGGTTACTCTTGTTTGTATTTTGAGTATCTCGTCTTTATTTCTGCGACCATAGAACTTCTTTAGCTCAAGTTCTTTTTTAGTAATCTCATTACTTAGTGTTGTAATCTTGTCTGTTAGGTTATTTGCGATGGCAAAGTCATAACACGCCTTTAATGGAATTAATCGGTGTAATATACTAGCAAAACCTGCTTCTTTGTCTGTATCTGTTGATAAAAAGTAGTTAGGCTCTCGCTGGTAATACACTCTTAGCCCCCCCTCTGAATCATAGTTTGGTGCTGGGTACAGGAATACTGAGTTGGCAATCTTGTCATAGTACATAGGTGTAGCATCTTCTTTCATGAACTCGTCACGTGCCTGCCCTATATCTACAAGGTCAATGGGTTTAAGTTTTATCCAGTTTCCTTGTTCATCCTTAGCCTCTACACGTGTAACTTTAAGGTGTGATACTGATAGTACGTAGTCTCTTTGTGATGTTACTAGGTTAGTAGTTGCAATAGGATAATCAGAATAGCTAGTATCATCAAACTCCCACCGATTGTCTGATTCAAATATACTTATCACGACACTATCTAACGCACGATTAGTTAATGATGTAAATGTATTTAATAAGTTTGTATCACTAGTAATTTGTCCGTAGTTGCCAGCAAAAAGCCAGAACTCACAGTCCTGTAAAATACCGTCTTTTGTTGTTGTGTTATTGAATGTCATGTGTAATAAAAAAACAGGGAAAGCAATTAAGCAATCCCCGTCTTTCGGTTGATTATGTTACTATTATATCATTATTCAGCACTACTTGCAACTTTTTGTTCAAGTCTTTTTGTAATAAAAGAATCTTTGAATCTTTCTACTGCATCGTAAATATTAGCATAGAGCTGTCCTTCAATAACTTCAATGTTTTCAAATTCTTCTGTATCAGCTAACTGAGGTTCAACCTCGTCTTTTAAGAAAGGTGCTAACTTTTGTTTAAGTGAATCAGCTTTTTGGTTGATTGCGTCAAGTGTTTCCTTGATGGCTTTTTCTTCCTCAACTACTTCGTTTTTATAATCTTCAAAAGGTTGTTTTAATTCTATTTTCTTTTCTTCGATTTCACTCCAACGATCAATATGTGGATTTGCCTCTGCTTGTAATGCGATAATATCATTATAGATTTCTAACGCTTTCTCGTCATTGATTAAAATTGTTCTGTTCATATATTTTCTATTATCTCACGCAGTTTAGGTGCGTGGTCTTTAATATTGTAATTAAGTAAGACATAATCGTGTGCTTTTTCAGCCATTTGAATACGTCTATTTTCGTCTTGTAATAACTCTACTATTTTATCATACCATGTACTGTTATCTATGACAATAACCATATGTTCCATATCTTCTTTATTCACTTGATATGGAGATAGTCCGTCTTCAAAACCTTGTGCTATAACTGGTATTCTAAGTAAAGACGCTTCTAAGAACTTTAAATTACTTTTACAGCGATTAAAGTAACTATCTTTTCTTGGTATAACCATTAAATCAAGTCTAAGTTTGTTTATCGTATAGTAATACTCGTTTATAGGTACGAATGATTGCCATTCTATATTTGGTAAGCTTTCCCAGAATAGCAAATCTTCTTTCATAGCACCATGTACTTGTCCATTACCACTTTTTACCCCAAATACTACAATAGTTATATCGTCACGTTCCGCTAGTTTCTTTATCTGGTCTTTAATATGGATATAGTCGTCATTAGTTGTAACACTACCGATAAAGCCAATTCTATGTTTACCTGTATCATTCTTTTTAGGTTTATATTCGTCTTTCGGGTCTATACAATTCTTACTAACGAGAACATTGTTATGTACTTTTCTATATTCATCTGCAAGAAATTCAGTTGAAGCGATAACAAGATCTGACACTCCTATGACTTTATACAGATTATCATTCATTTGTACTGCTATCTCTTTCTGTCTTTCTGTTGGTAGCATTACAAGTGGTACTCCTTTATCTGGTAAATAACTATCGTCATTATCAAATACTATTTTCTTTCCTGATTGTTTTAGTAATACTGCTAGTTCTGACTTTGTAGCGTCATTAGGTCGTTGAAATACTATTGTATCAGCTTCTTTACATCTTTTTTGCAATTCATCTGTATCGAATCCTTTTGATTGATATGATTCAACTACTCCCATTCCACTGTATACTCCTGGTAGATACCCACGATAGTAATAACATCCGTCATAGGCTGATGGTAGAAAGAATACACTCATACTATTTAGATAATGCTTTTAGGATTTGATTCAACTTATCATCCATAGCAGTTACTTTTTCTTCTAGTTCTTCCACTTTCTTTATTTGATGTGGTGATTGTTCTGGGTAGTCCTCTCGTACCTTAGCCATTCCTACTGCTTTCGCAGCTTCAATTTTATCCTGTTCTTTTTGTACGTGTTTATCCCAAGCTACTTGGTTTACGATTGAACCTTTCTGAACAATCCAACCTCCTTCTTCTTCATTGAACCAGTCAATGATATTTCCACCCATTCCTTTGACTATTCTATTTTTAGCTAGTCTTCCTACTTGTGTACTCATATAATTATTTAATTAGTCTTGTAAGTTACAGTCTCAATGTCTCGCCACCATCATTGAGACGAAAAGTGGCGAGATTACAACTTAAACTACTGTTGCAGATGATTTGATAACCACTGCTGCAGTGTCTCGGTTTTCTACAACTCCGTAACAAAGGTCGATTGTTACCAAGTCTCCTAGATATTCGTGAACGTATGATTGCTGAACACGTACTCCCTCTGATCCAACCATTCCTTTACTTGCTTTCGCAGGCATAGATAGTCGAGCCCAGTGGATAGCATCTTTGTGAGCAAGAACGTTTAATCGTCCATTAGCACCTGATTCTGTAGGTACTGCTGGTGTAACGATAACTGGAATACCGTACAACATTGTTGTAGGTCGTTTTTCACGAGGCATTTCACTGTTTGTGTTCTGCCATAGTGTAAACTTGTCGATAATACCAATCTGTCGGTAGAATGTATTAGGGTGTAGAATAAATGCTACATCTCCTGAATAAATACCAGGTGTTCCTGCAGTTTCCAAAGTTGCGATAGCAGCCAAAAGGTTACTGTCAGCTACGTTTGTACTTGATGCACCAACTGATTGTGAGAATCCTGAGAACAATGCTGCAATAGCGTCATCCAATTCCTGTGCAACTTCGTAAGCCCCACCTTTAGCAATTTGGTCTTGCATGTAGTAAGATTTTTTAAGTTGAGCCATTTCTCGGTCTTCAATAACAAATGAAGCTTCTTTCCAAGTAGATACTACCAAAGTCTGGCGAGTATATGTTGGAGATGAAAGAGTAACTTGTGCTTGATTTGTCTTTGTGTTTACAGAAAGAGCTGAAAGGTTTGGAGTGTAAATTGTGTCTCCTCCTTCTGCTAATTCATCTGATCGGTCTACGAAGAATGTAGCCAAGTCCAAAGCGTATCGGAAGTAATCGTTGATTTTCTGTCCGTAAATTTCTGGAATTGATACATCTAAGTCAGCCTGTGTAAAATTGTCTGTTCCTAGTGCCATATATTATTTAGCGACCCATTTTTTGTTTCCACATTTCTTTAAACTCTGTCTCTGATAGTCCAGGAGTATTAAATCCTTTCTCTGTCTTTGCTGATGAACCTTTTGAAGTTCCCATTGAAGCTCGTTTAGATCTCTGCTCTTGTTCTTGTTTCTCTTTCCAGAGTTTGAACATTGTATCTTTCTGTGCATCAATTAATGATGTACCAGATACTTGAGCAATCTTTTTAAGCATATCAATTTCTTCTTCTTCAATTCCTTGAGCTTTCAAAACTGTTTCCTCAATTGAGGGTACGCTGTTATTAGTGTTATTATTAATTACTTGTTTTTGTTCAGGTTTAGTTTCCTGTGTCTTAGTCTTCGCAACGTCATAAGCAATAGCTTTACGCTTTAGTTTATTAAGTTCCGATTTTGATACAGTTATTGAATCATCATCTGCCGATTCTGAATCTTCACTAATATCTGATGTTTCTAACTCTTCTTCCTCTAATACGACATCTTCGTTTAGATATTCATTTTGTAATTCCATAATGATAAAGTTTTTTTAAACGTTTTTAAAGAGACGATACTCATAATAATAACTTTTTTGGCAGGAAAGATAACCTGTATGTTTATTCTGAATGGTCTACTTTATCAATTTTTTTCTTGACTCCGTATTCATTCTCTAACTGTCCTAGTGCTTTAACTAATACTCCTTTTGCTTTTGCAAATGGTGCAACATCATTACCTTGATATGCTTGTAGTACGATTTCTTTTTCTAATATATCTATTACTGCGTTCTGTACGTCATTAAGCATATGTTTGTCATTTACAAATCGTTTTACTGTTTCCATATTATTGAGTAGGTTGTGCTGTTAATTCAGGTGGTGCTACTTGACTTGGTTGTGCTACATCAGTAGGTTCTGATTGTGTCTGTGTAATAGTTTGCCCCATACCAAGTGATATAGGTGATATACCTGAACCTGATACCTCTAGTATCTTAGCAAATACTTTAGACAGTGTTGGATCTGTTAATACTTGTGGTGCTTTAGCAGCAGTCATAAGTACATTGTTTAATGATTCAAGGATAACCGCTTTATTCTTTTGTTCACCTGTTGTTAAGATAGTTACTTTAGGTTTCCAATTCTTGTATTGTCCTTTTGGAATATCTAAGAATCGTTTATCTTTTGTTTTCTTTAATAGTTCCTTAGTATCGTTTACAAGTTTTGCATAATCTTCTGCATAAACTGGTGTTCCTGATAGGATAGATTCTTTAACCTTTTGGTTAGCATCATAGTTGGCAAATGAATCATCAATAGCAACTAGTTCTTCTGCTGTAAATTCTCCTGCAAGAATATGTGCTTTATTAAATCGTTTTAACAAGAATGGAATAATCCAGTCAGTAAAGATTTCTACTTGAAAGATTCCCATTTCCTCTCTACGATAATCAAACATTGAAGTAGCTTCTTGATTCAAGATAGCAGTAGTTCGATACGCTGTACCTGATGGCATAGTTTCTCCTGTTACTGCATTGAATGTTGAAGTTGTCTTTTCTAATTGACCATCCCAAGATTGAATTAGTTGTCGGAACTCTGGTAAACTGTTAGTGATTGTGTTTACAAGTGACAAGTCACTACCTTGTGATATTTTAATGATTTGACCATTGTCTACATCAGATAGGATATTGTTTTGAATCTCTGGGTCAGTAGATTTAAAGATAAGTTTAGAACCAAGTTCCATAGCTTCTTTTTCTTTTACTACTGCATCGTTTACCCAACGCTGTGCTTCAAAGCCATCTTCTACGATACCTCTACCTAGTCGCCCATTAATCTTTTCCCAAGATAATGATTTATAAGGGAACTCATCTAAGAACTCATGGTAAAGAATCTTAGTTTGTTTCTTGTTCATTACCATGAAGAACTTTTGAATCTTAAAGTCATATTCACTACCTCCGTCTGGTGATAATGATTCAGGCATCCAAGCTGTTACTTCTAACACTTCAAGTTTTCCATCTTCTGATTTGCGAGCAAGGTTGATACAATCTGTTACGTGTTCCCATATTCCCTCCTTTTCTGCTAATTCTGAATCGTTTAGATAATGTTTTTCAATTACACAATCTGTTGGATTACTTGGATCTACAATTACGTTACGCCAGTCCACCACTTCAATCTCAATTTCTTCTTCTTCACCCTCCTCTTGTTCGATACAACGTTTAACTAATACCTCACCATACTTTGAACGGGTAGCACCCATTATGTTTAGTGTCTTTGCATAGTTAGATTGTTTCATCCAGTTGTAAACTTCTTTCTGTAATAAGAAAGACATGGGCATAAACTGTGGTTCATCTGCTACAATCTGAATATCTTTTGTATCTATATCAGTTGCACGTGTTGCTACGTTTACTCTAAAGTTTACAATGTTAAAGAAAGGTTTAGCTTTACCTCGTGAGTCTTTATCTCCTGATATATACTTACTTTCAGTATAGAAAATAACCTTTCGTAAGGTATCTTTTGCATTATAGGTTAGTCCGTCAATGATTTTAACATTCCCGCTATCCCATAATTCCATTTTATTTTTAATATATTTTGTAATGTCCATATAAAAAAGGGAAATAGCCATTAAGCTATCCCCCCGTCTTTCGGTGAAGAATTATTTGTTTGATAAAACTATCTTTTGTGATTTGTGTACTAGATACGTATCATACTTGCCTGTTTGGTCAGTACTTATCTCTATTTTACCATATGGAGGCAAATTTCGCAACAATAAGATTATTTCTTTTTCATTTTTTGTTAGTTCCATATTATTCTGTGTAGTCTTTTGCAAGACGATGACGAGTAATCATTCGTTCCATTAACTTTTCTTTCTCATATCTTTTCGGTGCAAGTGATGTAAATGCGTATCTAACTGCATCAAGTGCGTGGTCTAACCCTCCCTCTGGTTCATTTAGTATCTTACCTAGTTTATCTGTTGCCCATAGATAGTTACGATACTCTTTAATTAAATTACCTGAACGCTTTGTAACTGATATACGCTGTTGTTGTACATATTGTATACCTTGATTGATTGAACCTGCACCTTTTACAGCAGGCATTATGTTTATTCCGTATAATCTAATCTCATCAATACTTTTAGGCTCTGCACTATCTGCTATAACCATTACAGGTGTAAAGTTTTTAATAACATCTACAATTTCTTTATTACTCATTCCCTTTTGGTAACATACCTCATCTAAGATATAACCTCCATTGTAATAATATATATCTACAATAGCTGTCGGATCGTTAGTATAACCAAAGTCTAGTCCTCTACGTTCTAGTCTTGCCTCGTGTGGTAGTTCATCAATGATAGCCCAGTCTTTGTAAATCTTACCCTCTACTTCACCTAGTTGTCCCTCTCCGTATACTTGCCACCAACCTTTACGATTCTTTCGTTGTTCAATAGACGCAACGATTTCTGGCGATAGAGCCTCATTATCTTTGTATGTTAAAATTACTTTTTCCCAGTCGTCTCGGTGTGGTATTACATCTGTGAACACCCAAAACTCGTTACTAGGATTATAGTCTAAATAGAAAAACTCTTTGGTACGCACTTCAAGTTGTTCAAAAGCATCAAGGGTACAGTTATTTGCTTCATTCATAAAACACCGATCGCGTCTAGCCCCACGAAGCTTATCTCCATTATCGGTTGAGAAGAACTCCATTTTAGAACCTGTTTCAAATGTATAAATACTATCGGTTGCGTTCCACAAACTATCTTTCCAATAATGGTGTGCCTGCATTATATTCTTAAAATCCCTTAAAGCACCTCGACGGAGGTGTGGGAAACTTTCTGAAACTACACTTGTTAGTGTTGCCTTAGTATCTGACTGTGCTAGATGTATCAGATGTAACAATACAGATATTGTTTTACTTGCGGAAGTACCACCTTGAAGTATACGAATACGCTTAGTCATTGATTGAACTTTTTTTGTTGCAGTTGTTATTGAGTACATATTATTTTGACAGGTATTCCACTGCTCTTTTCATTCTTTCAATATCATCATCTAATATTCCTAATGCTTGATTACAATATCTACACAATAAACCTCTTATCCTGCCAGTTTTGTGACAATGGTCTACTGCCAATGAACGTATTTCTTTTTCATCATGTTTAAAACATATTGCACAAACTCCATTTTGTTCCAATAACATTTCGTTATATCTGTCTAATGTTATATTGAAGTTCTTTAATAGTAATTGATTACGTCTTACATCTTTAGCTTTCTGACTATTTCTGTATTGCTTTCTATATTGTTTATATTTCTCTGTCTGGCGATATTTTTTTGCTATTACTTTCATTTTCTCCTTATACTCTGGTGTCTGCCTTTTTAATTTCATTCTTTCTTTATATTCTGGGTCAGACTTTTTCTTTCTATCGTATTCAATCCTTTTAAGTTTGTTCTCTGGTCTATTTTTATATTCTCTTTGTCTCTCGTATCGTTCTTCTTTTGTTAGTGCCATATATAGGCATTATATCACTATTCATCACTTTTTACAATGGTTAAGATTGGTGTTGGTAATGCTTCACCATCTTTACCTGTGTTCTCCATACGTTTACTATAAAATCTTTTGTTAAGTGATTCTAGCGTAAACTTAGTCATATCACCTTTTAATCTATCATCTTCTGCGTCTAGTAACACTTCTAAATTACTTTCAGCTTTCTGTAATAGTCTTTCATGCTTATAAGATAAGAGTTTGTCGGAGAAACCTTTATAGTTCTCATAATCCCAATCTCTCATTGTAGCATAAGGTATTTCTAATGATTCTGATATTTGTCGTAGATTCATACCATCTAAAACAAGATCTCTAATTTTCCGATAGAGGTGATCGTCTAATAGTGTTGGTCGTCCTGCATTCATAGTTGTATTATACCAAAAAACCTGCTGTGTAGCAAGTTAATTAGTTAGTTTTGATAGCATATACTGCTTTATTTGATTATGGTTCTTAATAGCGTTTGTTACCATTGATTTACCGTGCTTACGATAGTTGAATAAGTATTCAGGAATAGTAATAACTTTATAGCCTGCTTTTGTAGCTCTTAGCCAATAGTCCCAATCTTCATAACCTAATTTCATTTCCTCGTCATACCCTCCTAATTCTTCCCATATCTTCTTTCGATAGAGTGAGCAACAGTTAATCTGATTGTTTTGCACGAAATCTTGAAAGGTTGGATTAGTTTTAAATATATGTTTTTCATTACTATCTCCAAATTCTTGCTGTCCTGTGCCTATTATATCATATTCATCCTTATAAAACAAGCATTTTTCTACAAAATCAGGTGCTATTTTATCGTCTGCATCAAGTGTTAATATCCATTCT